TGTTTGTATACGCCCACCCCTAACATAAAGTCAAGCAAAAAAGTTATTTATTTTTTAATTACTTGACTCTTTCAATTAGTCTTCGTAGATTCCAGCACCCGAGCCTTATTGAGACTGAGTCTCATTAGCAACCCCCTAGGGCGTATGAGCGTTATGAGCGATTTGTTAACCCTCATTACTCACTAAACTGCCAAATGAATGTTCCGAAAAGAATTTGAAAAGAAAGTCTTTGATAGTCTCTGTAAAGTGTGTAAGATTAACTAGAAAGTTTGGAGACTATATGAGTGTTAATTTGCCTACCCATTGGAAGCCTTCTAAGGTTAGGGCTATAGAGTTATTAGTGAATGAGCCTACTGCTCGTATTAAGGATGTTGCAGAGGAATCAGGCGTTTCGTCTGTCACAATTCATAAGTGGTTAAAAGACCCAGAGTTTGTTGAGGTGTTCTACCAGAAGTATATGATTTCATTTGGGTCGAGATTGCCATCTGTATTAAATAGTATGGTGCGTGAGGCGGAGGCTGGGAATGTTCAGGCTGGAAGATTAGTATTGGAACACTCTGGAAAGCTAATTAAGCGTGTGGAAGTAGCCAACCACCAAAGTCCATTTGAAAAATTCCTTAGTACTGAAGTTACTAGCGATGTAGAAATAGACCCTGATGAGGCTGAGTATGTGGATATTGAGCCAGAGATACAAATCTTGCCCAGAAAACCACAGCCAGTTATAGATTCTATAAAAGTTAAACATCAATCAAAACAAGATAAGAGAAAAACTGCCAAAGAATGGAGAGAAAGGGCTATGGCTGTAGGTGTTCCTATTCTGCCTAGAGGTCGCAAGACTCCATCTCAGAAAAAAGAGTGGCAAAAGCTGGTTATTGAAAAGGAAAAACAATTTCTATAGAAAGGGGGCAGTTAGCCCCCAATCATTTATTTTATAGTTACTTCTTGTTTCTTAGGAATAGTAGGTTCTTTCTTAGGAATTTCAATCCTGAGAACACCATCTTCAAAATTTGCAGATATATTCTCTGTATCAAGTAAATCACCAAGTTGAAATGACCTTCTAAACGAAGAATGTTTTAGTTCTTTACGAATGTAACGAACATTTTCATCATCTAACTGGTGTTTATCACCACTTATACTTAAAATGCCCTCTTCTATTTCTATTTTGAGTGCATCTTTCTTTAATGATGGTATTTCGGCAATAATTACAACACAATCATCGTAATCTGCTACATCTACTTTGGGAAATGAACCTTTTTCAAATGATATACCAAAGTTTTTTTCAAATTCTGGGAATTGATTCGAAACAATGTTATCAAACATTCTATCAAAGGGTGTTAAAAACTCATCTCGGTTGAAATGAAGGGGTACTTTTGCTATTTTCATAATAACTCCTATATGCTAGTTAATTTAATTGTCCTCACATTGAGCAACAACATACTTAAATTTACTAAAAATAAGAGTTTACAACAAGTCTTTTTGCTTAATGACTCTCTGAGTGTGGTAAGAACCACATTCTGGGCATTGGTCTTCTTTCTCAAACTCAGAACTTAGTGTTTTCCAAGACCATGAGCATGACTTACAATACCAAAGGGCTATATTGTAACCTTTCATTAATTTTTTTCCCAGTTTTCTCTTTCGGCTGACATCTTAGCTAGTTCTTCCATTAATTCCTCATTGGTTGGAATCTTTATGTCTTCTACCATTTTGTTTGATGCATGAATGAGTGATGCCAATAATTGATTATTAGCTAATTGTATTTCTGATAAATCTGTTAATCGTCTATCTAAGTCTTTTATTAACCCTTCAAGTGTCATAAGATAATCTAAAAGGTCTTCTATCTGTCCCATACTAACTTTCCTTATATTTGTTAGTATAAACTAGTAACGATTATATGTAGTATGCAAGAGTTGGTTATTTAGATAGTGCCTTATCTATTTTTTCAGAAAATTTATTATCCAATGTTTTTTCTGATTTATCATTAATCCCTATAAAGTTCTCTACATATGTTCCACTTCTTAAGTGCTTATAGTTTCCAAAGTTATGATTAAAACCATGTAGTGCTACTTGTAATTTATTTCCATTAGACTCTAGGCTGTTAAATAGAGTTCCTGTTTCTATTAGTGGCTGACCTGTTTTGTATTCTCTATTTAAAGACTTTCCATTAACATCTGTAGAGTTGTCTATATTTAATTTAGTATCTTTCTCAACACTTCTTACGTAATCAACTAGGTGTTCCTTTACTATTTTAGGAATTTGACTAGATAGTTTTTTAAAATCAGCATTAATTTTCATTTTGATTTGCATCTGGAGCTTCCTGTATTATATCAGCATTAACTGATTTGTTTTCCTCAATGATAGATTGTGCTTGTTGCAAACTCAAATCTTTATTCTCTCTTACCATTATTTTAGCTTGAGTGATTAGATTTTGCTTTAGGTCGAACTCGTCTTTAAGAATTTGGTCTTGTACTGTTTTAGGGTATTCAACTTCGTAAAAATCAATGCCAAACTCTTCAGGTAAGGAAATACCATTATATCCAGCAATAGTTCTTTCAATATCATATAATTCTTTTTCGTACAATCTCCAAAGAGAAACATCATCATAGTAATCTTCTTTTCTTTCCATGTCTTTAACCATAAGAGAAATACCACTAGGTACTTCACCACCTGATTCAGCCCATTGTATCCATAAATGATTATTAGATGCCACTAATTCTATTTGAAATTTAATATTCTGAATAGCTTCCATAATATTACCATTAGGGCTAGTAATGTTATAAGCACCATCATCACCCATATCAAGAATAGTATTTGAACCAGCACGAACCATATTTTGGTCAGCATTTAATCCATTTACCCAAGGTTGACCAAACATATTAAATCTTAATCCAAGATTCATCTCTGTCATGCTAATATTAACTTGTTCGTTACAATTTATAATATCATTAGCACCTTCTACATAAAAAGAGTCTATTTGGTCTTCTCTATGTGTGAAAGCAAATGGAAGAATGCCATACGGATTATCTTTTTCGTTTTGTATGTCACCATCTTCATTCATAATAATATACTTCTCAGAATCCCAGTATTCCCATTGCAACCCTTCATTATCTGATAAATCCGCTGTTTTATTTAGCAGAGGGTAGATAATTGCTGTTGGTTTAAAAGGATTCTCATCAAAATACGCTTCAAAGTAATAAATTGGTCTATAATCAAAAACGCCATCATTCCAATATACTCTATTGGCAATAGTACCAAGTAATCTAGTCATTCTCTCAGAATGCTTCATCCTAACATCTTTTGTTGGTGTTAGTTCAGTATATTTATCACTTTCTACATTTCTTTTAGCACCCAATGTGTAGATGCCACTTACTTTATTGATAAATTTTCTTGTAAAGTTTTGAAGAGCAGGTGGTATTTCACTAAAAGCATCTCCTTGAAAGTAAGGTCTTATATACTCTTCAGTAGAAGTGCCAGAATAATAATCAAGATATTTCCTAATTTCTTTTCTTCTGTATTGTGATTTTAATAACTTAGCCTCGCTTAGTCTGTCTTTAATTACTTTGTCTATCATCTTTGTATCCTTTTCATTTCTCTATTTCTCATTGGAAATCTATTAATTATAAAATATCTAAAAGCATCGTTTCCATGGTCGTGATAACCATCTTTGATTGGCTCTTCTTTAATTGGTTTGCCATCTTCTGATTCTGGGTATCTATATTCCTCAAAATCTTCTATGACCTCTTTGCAATTTTTATGAACATGAACTCTTCTTACACCATCGGCACTTTCGAAGAATCCCCTAGTGTAAGAAACACTATTAACAATATTTCTACTCATTCTATCTTTTGTAGATAAGACTTTAATTCCACTTCTTCTAAATATCTCCATATCTCCAGCACCACTCTGCCCCTGAACATTAGCACCAGCAGGGTCACCATAATATGACATTATTGGATACCCCTTAACCTTAATCATTTTAATTAAGTCTTCTGTTTTAATATTATTCTTATGTAATATGCAGTCAAATACTCTTATATGCTCAAATTCTCCATCAAACTGAGTCTGTATAAAAAGAACTGCTGGTTGCCTATATCCAAAGTCTATTGTACAGAATGTAGGCAAATTAGGGTCATATGGGAAGTCTCCCACATCTTTATCTCTATGAAAATCCCAAACCTTACCTTCAAATACAGAAAACTCTGCACCAAACTCTTGCCCAAAAAGTTCTTTAGACATATTTCTTTTTCTTTCTACAATAGCTGGGTCATCCTTTCCCAATGGAAACTCATGTTGGTTTTTCCAAGATGGAGATGTATAACTATTCCACTCTTCATCCTGCTTGCCTAATTTATACAAATCATATATCCAATTTCTGCCCTCTGGGGTAGTAATAAAAATAACCTTACCTTTTCTACCAGCTACAGTAGGAGATAGGTACATATCCCAGATTTTCTTATTCATCTTGGCTACCTCATCAATTACAAGTAGGTCAAGTCCTTCCCCCACCAATGAATCCGCATTATCCGCTGACATTCCTTCAACAGTAGTTCCCCACTTAAAACGAATGTACATATCTTTTTCTGATGCTTTATCTATATCTTCTCCATGACCAATAACCATTCTTTGCCATATTTCTCTAAATATTAATCTAGCTTTCTTATATGACATCCCTACTACCCAAATACGTTTATTTGGTTGAGATGCTACATAAGTAGCTTCCATAGCACTAGCCCAAGTCTTTCCAAATCGTCTGCCACATACAATTACATGAAATCTGGCATCTTTTTTTTCTGGGTAGTGTAGGGCTAATTGCCCACTATGTGGTTTGTAGTCAAGATACTTAAACCACTTTCTCTTAAATTCGTAATTTTTTTCTTGCATTAGAATAGTGTTTTAAGTTAGTTTATGATATACATATTATGCAAGGGAATTTTGCATAAATTAACCAACTCACTTAAGAGGTAAAAATGTCAGAAGAAAAGACCATCGAGCCAGATGTAAAACAGGAAGCCGACACTCAAGTCGAAAACAATGTACAGGATGCTATTCCTCGTTCAAGACTAAATGAAGTAATCTCACAAAAGAAAGAACTTGAAACAAAGTTAAATGAGATGAAAAGTATGGTAGAGGAGAAGCAAA